CCCACACCTCTGGTTCGTTGTAGTAGAGAATACGGCTGCCCGTAGACTCTTCACTAGTTTAGGTAAAAATGACCTGTCTATTAGTGACCTGCACAGTTTTTCTGCATATGCCCTAACTCCCGGAAAGGACTTGTTTTTATCTTCCTCTATTCTCTCAGAGACAGAAGTTTGCTTTTCTTCCACTAATATTTCGTGACTCAAGCTCTTTTGACTTATTTCGTCACTAAGCCCGCCTAGTGACGTATGCGTAACTGCTATTGTATACAATGTATTGTAATCAGTGTCCCAGACATCAGCCGTGTGTTGTAGTTGTGTATACAAAATACTTTCTATAACATGTTTATCACCGCCACGTTCTAATATTTCAGATGCGCGGTCCAATTGCGATTTAAGGTAAGCCCTCAAGTTGTTTGGTAATGCCGACTCAGTCGGACCATGAACAAAAGTTGCTACAGATCTAGCCAAGTATTGACTGGACGTCTTTGCTCTGTGATCAACACGTAAAAACTCAGCTATAGCGCCAAGGAAACACTTAGTTTTCTGGAACCTAATATTATATATCTTTGCACGATGTTCGAGAGTTACTATCTGTTTCATATTTTTCACAGACATTAATACGTCATCACCGTTATGCGTACTCACTACATTTAACCCGTCTAGGCACAAATCAGTATAAATTTGATTGAGTATAGTGTTCATTACAGTAGTGAAACGCCATCCAGATAATAAGGTCCCACTAGCCTTATATTGTGAGTTATTAACTACATCATTAATATAACACTCATCCAATGAGCGTATTACCCAGCCTAAAGCGGTTATCTGGTCTGGTACCATATCGTTGCTGAATACTGAATGATAAGCACGGAGCACTGCTTGCATGCTACTATTACTATGTTGTGAATTAAAGTCTTCAAAGTCAAAACAGAAAGGAGTACCATTAGACAGAACCTGCTGTACCGTTTTTGCTACGCTCTCTTCGTTGGCAGATTGTCCTATTGGGAATTTTTCCGACAACATCTCTTCTATATT